ATTTAATATATATATTAATGACATCGTGGCCGAGTGGTTAAGGCGATGGACTGCTAATCCATTCCCCAACGTGGGTCGCGAGTTCGAATCTCGTCGATGTCGTTATTATAATATTATAATAATTTATAATATTATAAAAATTCTTATGGATATTTTAGAAATGGATTATGAGAAATGCTTTGTGTGTATGAATGATTTAAGTATTTCAACAATATATTTGCCAAATGATGAAGAATATTTTGGAAATGACATTTCAATATTTAAAAATACATTTATAATAAAAAGCATAGATAAGTTCAGTTTTCTATATTATTGTATATGTAATGATTGTTTAGATAAATACTTAAGATATCGTAAGTGTTTTTATAATTATGTAAGATATAGAGAACTTGGAATAAAATATAAAAATAAGATTTAAATATTAAATGTAGTACTATTTAATATATAAAATTAAATACTATATGAAAGTTTTAAATATAATTTACATTTTATTAATCTGTTGTGATGGTTATAAGATAAATAATAAAATATCACGACGTAATATATTGTCATCTTCATTAGCTAGTTCATTATTAATACCTAATATTTGTAATTCATATGATGATCAATATATTGAAAATTCAAAAAGGTTGTTAAATTTATCACCATCATTTAATAATTTTCAAAATGATAAAAGTGATCCATATTCATATTGGTCATTTTTTGGATTAGCTCCTCCTCATATTGAAAAAGTTATAACTTATGATGAACTAATTGAAAAAATAAATAATAATGAAATATATACTATACAACAAGCATACTGGCATGACTGTATAATAGCAACAACAAATAATGGACATCGTATATCATGTAAAATATCAGATAAAGATATAGATAAATTATTTATTGATGTAAATAATAAACATATGCCAGTAAATATACTACCAGTAGATCCCATAAGATCAAATATTCGGACTATATCTGAAATAATTTTTTTTCCATTATTAATCACTTATATTTTATCAGAATTAGATATAATACCTTATCAATTTGAAGCATATAATAGTTTAAAAGAAAAAGAAGAATATTATTATCAAAATAAAAAACCAGAGAAATTAATATATAAAATAAAAAAGTTTTATAATAATATTACAAATTTTTAATTAATAATTTACATATTATTTGTTTAATAATATGTAAAAAGATGAGATATTAATTTAAATCTAAGCACATGGGCAATCTGCTAGATCTGGTAATTCAAGTGTTGAACCCGTTGTAGCAGCTTCTGCATCAAAACTTGCTAAAGTACCACTTATAGAACCTTCGAAACTACTACCAATTTTATAACGAGTATCTCCTGATCTAGTAGTAAAATCTTTTATTAACTTATAATTGATTGGATTTAATATTTCAGAAATTCTTTTTCCTTGAGCTGTTGTTAAAATGGGAGCTGACCATGTACCTGTATCGGCAGTTTTAGTACGGAATGCTCCACTTGTTGGTAGATTTCTAGGCATGAATAGAGGTAAGAATGTATGTTCATAAAATTCTTCTAGTGTTAATAATGGAGTACTGTTTAATGAATTATCTACAAGGTTACTATATAGCTTATCATACATATTGATTAATCCTTGTCCAGTTGGTGTATAAAGTAATGGTGTTTCGCATTCAGTTAAATGAATACCATTATTAATACCAAATGTATTTTTTAATACCCACCATAAATCTTTGAATACAGCAACATTTTCTAAAGCAGGAGGTAATTTACTATTATAAGTTAAATCAACACCTACTTTTTCAAAATGAACGACACCACTTGGATCCATATGAGCCATTTTTAAGTCTTTCATAGCAGCAATTGATTGTGCTGATAAACTACAATCATGGCACATAACTAGTTGAGACATAGTATGGAACCAATAAATTCTTTCTATTGCGCCTATAGGTGTTTTAATATAATTTTTACTTGTGTCATATGTATCCATTGCACCAGCACCTAAATTAGTAGTTACTCTACTAAATTGAGCAGGATGTAATTCGCTACTTGGATCAGCAGCTATTAATTCACTAGCCATTCCTTCTATTACATTACCAAATGCACGCATAGCAAAACTGCAATCTGGGAATTCATTTTCTTTCAATCCAGATGTTACAAAAGTTGGGTCACCACCTATTAATTTACACATATATTCAGCATTTAGATCTAAAGCACCATATTGTTGTAATCTTTCAAATTTATATATTTTTGCCATAACCAACATCCACATAGCTTTTGCTTTAGCAGTTGGATTTGTTAGTTTAGTTAAATCAAATGGTGTAGCATCTGTGCCTTCACCACTAACACCTGTCCATGTTAAGAAACGTTCAGCCCATGTTAAAGCACTAGCATCTAAAGTAGTAGCAAATAATGTTGCTGGAGCATAATCACCATCGCTATTAACAAATGTATGAGAAAAGTCCCATGCATCAGATGGATCAGTAAAAGTTGGAGCCCATCCACCTGCTACAGCACCAAAGAAAGCATCATCAGTAACTGTTTGACCATTACAATTTGCTTGTGAGCCCATTTTATGTAAAACTTCTTGTGGTAAACCCATTGTGTTAATACTAGCTCTACTATTATAGTAAGGAACATCCGATGGATCATTAGCATATAATTCATTATAACCATACATGTGAACGTAATCTATTTCATTTTTACCTTCAAATTGGAATGTATTTAGTGCATTTTGGTTAAGTACTAATCTAGCATATGTTTTAAGTTTAACATAGTCTTCTATGGTGATTTCAGAAGCAGCAACACCATCTTTAGTAACTTCTTTTAGTGAAATATTATTTGCATTACCAGTATTATTTAAAACTGGTGGATATACCATAGATGATACAAGTATACCAGCACTAATATCTTTTGGATTAGTAGTATATTTTATTAAATTATTTAAGCTTTTGAAAACTCTAAAGTCTTCTTTAGTTGATGCTTTCTCATTAGATTCAATTGATGCTAAGTTAGTAGCAACTGATGCTTTATTAGTAGCAATTGCAGAAGAAATATCTGTAACAGCAGCTGTATCTAAAGCACCAGCAGGACCAGCAGGGCCAGCAGGGCCAACAGGGCCAGCAGGACCTGCAGGACCAGCAGGACCAGCAGGACCAGCAGGACCAGCACCTTCAGAAATTGAACCACTTGCAGATGCTAATATTAAATTAGAATCATTAGAATCACCAGCAATCTCAATTGAAAAAGTATCAGCCATTTTATAATATTTAATAATATTATATTTTTTGCAAAAAAAATATCTTTAAATAATTATTATTTAAAGATATTTTATTATTTATATTAAATCTGGGAATGTAGATCAATTGGTAGATCGCCCGCTTTGCATGCGGGAGGTACCGGGATCGAAGCCCGGCATTTCCAATATTTTTTATTTTTTCAAATTTATAATTAATATTATAAATTTGAAAAAAAATATTTTTTTTTAGAGTTCTAAATATATATTTTTTTAGATTTCTAAATATATTTTTTTTTAGAGTTCTAAATATATTTACCAACTAATTCTTGACAACAGCATGAATAATTAGGGTATAACGTGTAGAAGACATTTTTATAATATATTTTATTATTATATCTTTTCAGTCTCTTTAATAGATATTAGAATACATGTCCATAATATCATTGTAACATAATTATCAATTCCTAAAGTATTAGAATATTGTTGTTGTAAAACTGAGAATCTTTCCATTTCTTTTTCAGATAAAGGATATTTTTTAATACATTCAATAATAATATTATTTAATTCATCTGCACAAATATTTTTATAGTAAAATGAAATGTTTTTAAAAATATTAATAATATCATAGCATGTATATGCATTTGATAAACGATATCTCAAATAGTGTAAATAAATAATATATAAATTATTTTTATTAAAAAAATTAAACATACATTATAATTTAATATATAATATATTAATATAATTTTTTTAATAAATTTAAATTTCCATTTCTTCTAATGTCTCTTCTAATAATGAATTTAATACATTAGTAGCCATTTCAATATATGAATTATGAATGTCATTTTTATATTTTTTAATAGCATCTATAATATATTTTGGATTTCCAGTAACAATAGTTTGATCAATTTCATATAAAAATGTATCTTGAATAGTATCATTTGGATTTAGATTTTGATTAGGATTATTATAGTCCATGTATTATATATATAGTTAATTAAAAAATTATATATATAATACGATTCAATTTATTTTTTTATTATTATTTTTTTTATTTTGTTCTGGTGTGAGTTTAATAATAGTTGGTAGATCACCATATTCGTGAGTAGAACATTTTTGGTTATAATAAAATATGTGATCTATAGATCCAGGAGTAAAGTTAGGAATTTTTTTATTTTTAATTTTTTCAGAACGACTAATAATATCCATTATGAATAATAATTATAAATTAAATATTTATAATATTTTTAAATATTTAATTTGTTATATTAATTAAAATAATTTTTTAACAAGGTCAGTAATAATAGTAATATTGTTATAAGTATTAGGATTAAATTCAACAATATCAAGAGATATTAATTTATTACTAGCTTTAATTTTTTGAAATAATTTTTCCATATCATTAATAGATTTACCGTTAGGTACAGGTGTATTAACATTATTAAAATATATAGGATCAATACAATCAATATCAAAACTGATATGTATTTTGTCAAATTGATTAATCCATGTATCAATTTCAAATTCAGAATCAATAATAGGTATATTATAATGTTGAATTCTTTCAAATTCAAGAGAATCAATATCTCTAAGTCCATAATATGCAAATTGTGTAGGTTCAAGAGGGAAAGCAAAGTTGAGTGACTTAAGTGTATGATGGCATAAAATAGCAACAGGCATACCATGTATATTTTTACTATTAGATGTATTGTATGTGTTAAAATCTGCATGTGCATCACACCATAAGATGCCAATTTTTTTTTTATTTATCATACAATATTCATTAATAGCAAAAATACCAGGAGAAACAATACTATGATCGCCACCTATGAATAAGCATACCTTGTTCATATCAATAATATCACGTGTATAAAAATATGTGTCAGAGTAAATTTTACGAATATCTTGATTAGTATTAATAATTTTATTATCAGTTATATGTAATCCATTAAGGTTATCTAGTATAATTTGTGGTGCAAATCTAGAGCCTCTAATATTAGCACCTTTATCATATGGAATAGATATAGTATTTATAATTATATTAATATAAAAGAGATTTATCCATAGCATGAAAGATGTTATTAATTATATTAATGGTGTATTTTTTTAAATAGTTATAAAATAAGTTTTAATGTATTTAATATAGTTAAAATATTTTTTTGAAAAAAATTTTTGAGAGAAAAAATTGATATAAAAATTTGATATGTTATTTTTATAACAATAAAAATATAGTGAAAGAATGTTTATAAAAAATGGATTAAAATCAAATTATAATACGAAAGATTTAGATGTAAGTTTGCATAGTGGAATTCCAAGGCAATATTATCATTTAAAAGATAAAGATTTTTCAGACTGGGAGATATCGCCATGTGAATTATTTATATTTAATGATAGATTACTGGGTGAAGGGTCATTTTCTAAAGTTTATTTAGCAAAATGGCGTGAAACATTTGTGGTAGCAAAAATAATAAAGGAAGAAATTATAATAGATAAGAAAAATTTAATTATGAGAGAAATTGATATAATGACAAAATTACATCATCCAAATATAGTACAGTTTTTAGGGTATGTAGATAATCCATTTATTCTTGTGATGGAATATATACCAAAAGATAATCTAGAAGTAAATATAAAATATTTATCATTAAATAATAAATTATCTATAATGAATGATGTATTAAAAGGATTAGCATATTTGCATAATAGAAAGCCATATTCACTTATACATCGTGATATAAAGCCAAGAAATATATTATTAACAAATTCTAAAGTAGCAAAAATAACTGATTTTGGTTTATCAAAGTTTTATGAAATAAATAATGTAAAAAAGTCTTATGAAAACTTAGTAGAATTATCAGATGATAATATGACATCAAATGTTGGAACGGAAAGATATATGGCTCCTGAGATGAGTGAATCAGAAATAATAAATTATACAAATAAGATAGATATATATTCATGTGGGATTATGTTTTATGAGATGTTTGAAAATAAAAATTTATATAAAGAAGATAGTATAATATATTATCATACACCAAAAAATATAAGGACTTTAATAGATAATATGATATCATCACATCCGAATGAGAGATATACTGCTTTAAGATTATTAGAAATATTAAATTATGAGTTATAATTAATTACATATAGGTGGAGAAATATATTAAAATGACTTAAAGAGATAAATAGTTTTTAATATATTTTAGATTTTTTTATTGCGTAATTAAATTAGATGATAATACAAACGAAATAATAATTTCTTGATATAAATCTTTATAATCATCATAAAACCATGGATCAAATTTAGATAAAATAATTAGTTTTTGATATGGTAATAAGAATTTTTTTTTAATTTTATCATTAGAATTAATAATAGCATAATCACCTTTATATTCTACTATTGATATAAGACTAATATCATTTTTTTTATCAGTAATAATAATAACAGAAGGATATTTTGATTTATTACTAGTAACAAAATCAAAATTTTTTAGCATAATTATATTTAAAATTATAATAGTTATTTTTAAATATATTTTTTCTCTCTTTTCTCTCAAAATGACTCCGAAAAAATCCGTCAAAACAAATCCGAATCTGGGCGCCAAAAAATCCGGATTTAAACTTTCGGAGAATTTTCGGAGTGGGTTGGAGAGAAAAGAGAGAAAAATACTAAAAAATTTATAATAATATTTTAAATATTATTAAATACTATATTTAGATGTGGGTTTTATATGCAATACTAGGAACTTTTGGAATTGGATTATATAATCATTTATTAGAGAGATCAAGGAAACATATACCATATGGATTTATAAATAAACATATATATTTGTCTAGTATATTATTTATATCAGGAATAATATCTGGATTATTTTTAGGATACTATAATTTAAATCATAATAAAGAATTTAATATAATTTTTACAAACCATATAAAATGGTATATGGTATTAATTCCAGCATTAGTATTAAATGGATATATGATGGCAAATATAGTAGCATTAAGTAATGGTGGTGGAATAGCAATGGGAATATTTAGTTTAAGTATGTATATAACATTATTTGGTGGAGTAATATTTTTAGGAGATAAAATAAATAAAGAAATAATAATATCAATGTTAATAGCAATACCTATAATAAGTTACGCAGTTATGCAAAGCATAAAGATTAACAAGAAATGAGTTTTAAAATATATTAAAATGATTTAAATATATAAAAAGATTTTAATATATTTTTAATTTTTTAAAAATCTCTGTTTTTAATT